TTCTTGTTTACGTTGGCGACACCGGACGCAGCGTGGTTACTTGTGGTAACTTCTTTAGACGCTCTCTTGTCCAGCTTGCGGCCAGTCCACGTAGAAACTGATAGTTCGATGAGCATTGCACTAGAACCGATGCTTGGTGCGGTCAGTTCTGGAGTTTGGTTTGGTGTGCTTGTTAGTGCTTCACTAACATTTTGTAGTGTGGTTACGTTTTGCATAACGTGTCCTTTCATTGTGCGCCGTGGCGCGTTGTCGTTAAAAGCGGAATCTCTTAACATTCTCTTAGTATAACAGAATACGAGAAGATGTCAAATGATGACAAAACGTGTTATTTTGTGTGTTTGGTTGGTGATATGTGTAATGTTCTTAATTGTTCTGTTTTGTAGGAAGTTATGTATTTGAAAAACTTGGAATGTTCTAATGTTCGGCTTTTTAAAATTACTATCGGACTTTTCTTTGAGAGGACAAAAACGAACATTAGGGGAGTGAGATTTAGGGCAGGTAAAATGTTGGATAGTAATATTTTTAAAAACGAACATTATATATATATATTATAAAACTTAACTAAACTAAACAATACAGCAAAACTTGATAGGCAAGTATTGGCACGTATTGCTAGCCATTGCTACCACCGCGCACCAGAGCATAATGTACGCACATTGCGAAAAAAAAACGAACATTACGGAACATTACCCCCCTTTTTTGGAACATTACTTATTTATCAATAACTTATTACAGAACATTACAAAATGTTAGTGGTGCACTAACACGTCAAGGCTCAACGCGGCTTCGAGAACTGGTATCGTTTGTGGTGATTTGTGAGGGTGCGGTTGGCGCAACGCGGCTCCGAGAACTGGTTTCAATCTGTTAGTGTCACACTAACGTGTTTAGCTGCGCCGAATGTGTTGGCGCAACGCGGCTCCGAGAACTGGTATCGGTTGCCCCAGAATTTAGACACAAAAAAAGGCAGGGAAATAAATCCCTGCCCGATCTTATTTAGTTCGCTTTGCAATCTCTAACGCGATAGCGTGTCTCGCATAACCCATGTAATGCCCAGTATCTTCTGATCGTTCGAGCCATTCGTAAAGTTCTTCTAACGTCTTGTCATACATAATCCCATCCCCATAATTGCCATCGAAACCAATATCCAGATGACGTGAATCATAACCCATATCCAAGGCCAAGGTGACTGGATATTTTCTTCTATTGATACACCGGCAACGAAAAACAACATGCCGAACACAAAAACGATATAGCCAAATAACTTCATAACTTGTTCCTCTCAAAAGAAAAGGCGGGGAATAAATCCCCGCCTAGGTTGTTATCGCTTGGCGATGTTTAACACCGCGTTCAGCGCCTTAATCATATCTTCGATATCGAATGGCGCGTTCTCAGCATTGCGGCATTTCTTGATGCCATCGTTTGCCATGTCGCGGCACCATTCATCCAGCGTGCGTGTCCGGCTGGCTTGTGTACCAGCAGCAAGCGCTTCACGCTTTTCCAAGGCACGTTTGAAATCGTTGCGACGTGCGCCGATTTGTTGTTGCCAATAGCGCTTGTTGTGCTTACCGCTTTCGGTCAGCGCCTTGGTCGGCGTGTCTAGCAATTTCTGGGTTGCTGGTGTAAAGCCCGCAACAATTGCCGCGTTCAATTCCTCGAATTGCTCAGGCGATGAAGTTGATTTGCTGGCTTCGCCTTTGGGTGATATGAAATCAGTAGACTTCAAACCCTCGGCAACTAGTAGATCAACCGCGCTTGCCATAGCCTTTACAGACTTGTTAGCAATCGAAACAGCGTTGGCGATAGCGCTAGCCAACTTAGCGTTGATGAATTTTTGCATAACAAATTCCTTTCGTATGCAATGGATGAAGCGGCAAACCGTTTGCCCCTTCGATGATTTAACTATGCCACATGATAACTTGTTTTGGTAGGGATGTTTTGACATATGATATCTTTTCTTATCATATAATGACGTTTGATTTGTTAGTGCTGCACTAACTTTTTGCCAGATGCGCGACCCTACCCGCCCCCCATACCCCGCTTTGCCTGACTTGGTACCATCAGCTCTCTAGTATTACTAATCTGTGTGAATAATCACAAAGTTTCTGAGTTTGCCTTGCCCTAAGTCCATTCTGCTGTTTAGTATGCTGCGATGAGATATAAGGACACAGAAGAGTATCGGGTGCGTCAACGTGAGTACGGGCGAAGTTGGTACCAGCGCAACAAGAAGAAACATCAAGCTGATGTTAATAGGAATAGACGTAGGCACAAAGCTATCTGGCTAGAATATAAAGCCACAGTATCGTGCAGTAAGTGTGGTATGCAGCACCCAGCGGTCATAGATTTCCACCATAAAGAGAAGAGTCCAGATAACCAACGAGTAAACGAGTTAGTCACTGCAGGTAGATGGAAAGCTGCGTACAAAGAGATAGAAGAACGTTGCATCCCACTATGTGCTAACTGTCATAGGATTTTACATTGGGAAGAATCTCACTAAGTCGTTATTTTCTCAGATCAGACCCCCCACCCCCTCTATATATGGAACACCCCCCGGTAGGAGTCCCAACCTCCTTGCGTAAAAATAAATTATTGTGTATAGATTGATACGGGTGGGGGGAATCCGGCGTCTTTTGCTATCATCCAACTAGCCCCCCTCACCCAACTACGGTTAACAACCTGCGTAAAAAGTTATGACGATAGTTATAGAACCTGAAATTGGTGTGCCATTTACCCCAGATGTGCCGTATATAGACTTGCGTGCACGGGCAGAAGCAGCTTGCGCTACCATACAGGAGCTTAAAGAGCACGGTTTAGAGGTAGAACCTACCAAAGAAGACCAAGATATTGCCGCTGCATTAGCTACATCCTACGCTACAGACCCCGAAAAGACCTCTAAGAAGGTGACAAACAAGCGTGCAGCTACCCTTACCCCTGCATCATTGGTGCTTACAGGGGGTATTTTGACTGAATTTGGGCAAGCTGTAGTCGAAAGTTCCCTACAGATACGTCATTTGGTCACTAATAAGTTAATTTTAGAGACCGACAACCCCGATCCGAGGGTTCGAGTGCGTGCATTAGAGCTACTTGGCAAGATTTCTGACGTTGGATTGTTCTCGGAGAAGTCCGAAGTGACGATTACGCACCAATCTACGGATGATTTGAAGGAAAAACTACGTGCAAAGCTGATGAAACTGGCAAATCCAGACGATGATATACAAGATGCAGTAGTAATAGACGGCGAAGCGCTAGATGTAGACGCCGAATTAGGTATAAAAAACGATGACTGAAGCCGCGCTGGACTTTAGCGAAGCAGAAATCGAACAAATGCTCGCCAACCTCGACGCTTTTTCGCCGGACGAGGTCGCGGAGATTGACCGGATGGTGGGCGAACTAGCCACCAGAAATGCGAATAAGAAGGCATATGACGATCTTATAGTTTTTTGCAAACATATGCAACCGGACTATATAGTTGGTAAGCACCATAGGATGTTAGCAGATATGCTCATGGCTATTGAGCGCGGGGAGAAAGATCGTATATGCGTTAACATCCCACCACGTCACGGCAAGTCTCAGCTTGTGTCTATTATGTTCCCAGCGTGGTTTTTAGGGCGTAATCCTGACAAAAAAGTCATGATGGTGTCACATACTACCGATCTTGCAGTAGATTTTGGTAGAAAAGTGCGTAATCTTATAAACACGGAGCAATATAGAGAGATTTTTCCTACTGTAGCTTTGGCGCAAGATTCAAAATCTGCTGGTAGATGGAACACAAGTGTAGGAGGAGAATATTATGCGTGTGGTATTGGTTCTGCCCTTGCTGGTCGCGGTGCTCACCTCTTGCTCGTTGACGATCCCCATTCCGAACAAGATGTCATTAACGGAAACTTTGAGGTCTTTGACAAAGCATATGAATGGTTCACATTCGGAGCGCGTACACGACTAATGCCTGCGGGCAAAGTAGCTATTATCCAGACACGGTGGCATATGGACGACCTTACTGGGCGTGTCGTTAGAGATATGGGGCAGAACGAACGTAGCGATCAATATGAAGTTGTTGAATTTCCTGCCATATTAGATACCACAGATAAGAAAACCAAAAAGATAGTACAAAAACCGCTATGGCCTGAGTTTTTTGACTTGGAAGCCTTGCTTCGTACGAAAGCGTCTATGCCTGCGTTTCAGTGGAACGCTCAATATCAGCAGCAACCGACGGCTGAAGAAGCCGCGCTGATTAAAAGAGAGTGGTGGCGGGAATGGACTAAGGAGACTCCACCCGTCTGCGAATATGTTATAATGTCTTTAGACGCAGCTGCGGAAACCCACAATCGTGCTGACTATACGGCGCTTACAACGTGGGGAGTGTTTATGAATGAGCAGGAGAGCGCGTACCACATAATACTATTAAACAGCATAAAACAACGTTTAGAGTTCCCAGAACTTAAAAATCTTGCTATGGAAGAGTATGCGGATTGGGAACCAGACGCATTTATTGTTGAGAAGAAGAGCGCGGGTACAGCCCTATACCAAGAAATGCGGCGTATGGGTTTGCCTGTTCAGGAGTATACCCCACATAGAGGGTCGGGAGATAAGTTAGCCCGTCTTAATTCTGTGGCAGACATTGTAGCATCAGGTATGGTATGGGTTCCGCAGACTCGTTGGGCAGAAGAAGTTGTAGAAGAGATTGCAGGGTTCCCTTTTATGAGTCACGATGACTTGGTGGACTCTACCGTAATGGCGCTTATGCGTTTTAGACAGGGGGGTTTCATTACACTACCTAGTGATGAGCCAGAAGAACAACGATACTTTAAGCAGCGCCGTAGCGGGTTTTATTAAGAGGTAAGAACATGGCAGTAGAAAAAGGTTTATACGCAGCGCCAGAGGGCATGGATGAAATGCTTGAAGGAGATAAGCCCGAAGCGGAATTAGAGATTGAAATTGTCAATCCTGATATGGTTATGCTTGATGACGGCAGTATGGAAATAACAATTATTCCTGATGCTGACGACTCAGACCTTCTACCGTTTGATGGGAACCTAGCTGAAGCGCTTGATGATGGGCAGCTCGCAGGTTTAGCAGAAGACCTTCTTGGGTTAATTGACGCAGATATCGAAAGCCGGAAAGACTGGGCAGACACGTTTGTCAAGGGTCTAGATGTGCTTGGCTTCAAATATGAAGAACGCACGGAGCCATGGGAAGGTGCATGTGGCGTGTATTCCACAGTACTCGCAGAGGCTGCTATCCG